AACAAACTTTCCAAGTAAGTTAAGAGATTTCTTCCTAACCCCTACCCCCATAATCCCCCTTCCCCAAGGAGAGATTATCATAAGGGGTCCCTATTTATTTTTCCATAAAATTATAGAAAAAAAAAAATAAGGATTCCCCCAACACCCCCACCACCATCCCATAAGGATAGCAGCAGAGATGTTGGGAGAGAGAGATTTAAGTTGCTAGTGTAGCTAGAATAAGGCCGATAACTACACCGACAATGATTGACTTTTTATTCTCTACTACATAAGTAAAGAGTTCGTTAACTTTGTCTTTTACTTTCATATTATTGTAGCTTTCTATTTTAGGCTAGGGCATAAATGTTTCCCAGAAGGAAACCGATAAAGATTAGTGCTGTAGTACCTGCATAACACTTCCAGTGTTTTTTAAGATTATTCATACTATTCTCCTTAAGTGATGTTTGGTGATCTCTGTAGGATTCGAACCTACGACCTAGTGCTTAGAAGGCACTTGCTCTAATCCAGCTGAGCTAAGAGACCTTTAATTGGTTATTTATCCCAGTGTGATAGGCACACTAGTTTAACATTCTCTGGGTTAGGTAGCTTAACTACTTCTTCCCAGTATTTTTCTGCTACAACCACAACAGGGAAGTAACCCTCTTCAATAAACCCAATATGACTAACCTGTTCATAGCGGTGTAAAGAGTAGGGGAGATTACCAATGTTACGAGTTAGGTTAGCGACTTTTTGATCTATTGGGTCTGTTACAACAAAGTCCTTAGTCATATCTTTCCAGAGATATTTAATAAGTTCTTCGGTGAAAGCATCAACACCATAGATAGCTATAGTTCCTAGGTCTTTGTAATCTTTCTTGAAGTATTCTTTTGCTGTATCAGGCCGGGGTTTAAGTTTGATCTTCTTTACCCTTGGCTTATCGGTGGACCCTTTGGGTCTTCCCGCCTTGTTTTTAACTTTTTCAGTCAACACTTACGCTCCCATTTTCAGGGTCTAACTCGGGCATTATCTCTGAGAATAACTCAGTATAACCCCCGGTTAAGTTAAAGATTTGAGGTAGTGTTCTAACTTCCAGTTCATTCACCAGAAAGTTTTTCCATACAGTATCTTCAACGTTATCTCCGGTTGTTATATCTTTATAGACATAACTAATGTTTCGGGATTCAAGGAGTTCCTTTGCTAAGTTACAGTAAGAGCAATTTTTTCTTCCGATGACTAAGTACATTATTCTTCCTCTTCATCGTTCTCCATCATTTCAATAGCTGCTTCAAATCCAGCAAGGAATAGTTCATAGAACATATCGTTAATAGAACCTTCTGGGTCTAGCTCGTATTCAGAGATAAACTCATCGAATGCGTTTTCTACTAGGTCTTCAACTTGTACTTCAACGTTAACTTCACTCATTTCCCACGACCTCTCATTGTTTTATCTTCTTCTTGCCATACTAGTCTATCGATATCAGCACGAGTAATGCCAATATCCCTGAGTTCTTTATTAGTCAACCTATTAAGTTGTTTAATAGTTTCACGGTGGTAGCGCCAGGTTTTTAAGTAGTTAATATACCTGACAATCCAGTTCTGTTTAATCCAGTTAATCATCTTTATTTGGTCCTTTTTCTTGGTTTAATACTTCCAGGTCTTTTATGGCAAGGTCAAGCATTTCCCTTACCTGTGCGCTATGCATTTGAGTAGATCCGGATAGTAGTCTATTATTCTTGACAATAATAACTATTCCATGATCTGCCACATCCTCTACATGATCTAAAAGAGAGTCTAGCGTATTAAAGAGATACTCTTCTGCTGCTGTTTCCTTTAAGTCCTCTTTAGATTCCAGTGCCTTGTTAAACTCTATTACATCGCCCATATTAAATCCACGACATATATTGGAGTATCACAATGGCAAGATAAACTGAGAGTACCCAAAAGGCCCCCTTGGCGGCTATTCCTACAAGGAACCCAAATAGATAGGCCCAAGGTTTAGAAGGTTTACTACTCATTTCTTTTCTCCTTACTTTTTAAGATTTCTCTCATAATACTAACTCTCTTCTCTTCCGAATAAGTTAACCACATTCGGATGTCATCAATAGACCTCCCACAACCAGTGCAGGAAGCCTCTTTAATGTTACAGTGTCTTATACAAGGGGAACTTATAAAATCTCGCAAGCACCACCTGTACAAGCTAGTGTCTGCGCCCCTTCAGTGTTGTCTTCTGACTCGTAGTCAGTCAACTTAGAGAAGTTTACTTCTGGCATAGCCGCTATTGCTGCAAGAAATTCAACTTTACTACAAGGCTGATAAGGCGCTTGTGCATAGGTATGTTCAGCATAAGGCAAGAAGCTAACACCAGTAATATAGTCAAAGTTCTGATAGCACCAATTACCTACTTCCATCCACTCATGTTCCTTGACATAAACAGTAACACTTACCGAGTGTTCTGACCAGTGTTTCTGGAATAGCAGCCAGTTTTCTAGCTGTTCAATAGCTGTCTGTTCGTTAGCTAGTGTAGCACCTTCTGGAGACTTGATAGGAAAAGAGAAAATAGTAGTCTTTTCAGGATTCATCAAATCTGGTTCATTATGTACCCCCGAGTCTTTCAAGAAAGAAGTCAAAGGATCATTATTAGCTTGTCTTACTGTGCGGATGTAATAGGGGCTAAAACGCCCATGAATACCAGAGCTAGAGTCAACAAGCTGAGAGACCGTACCAGAAGGCTTAATTGTAGTGATAGCGGTAGCTGGGTTGATGTTGAGCTTCTTGGCGTATTCAATATTAACTTCTTGGGCATGTGCTTTAAGTCTTTCTAGCATCTTAGGGTCAGGATTACGTAAGATCTTACAGTCTTGGATGCCAGTCAAAGACACCCCTAACAAACGCTCTTCTTCACAATTCTTTTGCCATACTTTACGGACATATTTGAATTCAGTGAGTGAGGCTTGTAGCGTACCAAGAATAGTTGCAAGACCAATCTTACGCTTAAGATCTTCTTCTGTATCTTCTACACGGCATACAACCTCTGACAGGTTGCATAGTTGTCCAGAGCGTAGTTGAATTTCTGCGCAAGGATTAGTCCCGACTAGAGGCTCTGAATTACGGCGTTCAGGGGCAAGAGCTTTAGCTCCGGCTCGGTTAAAGATGCCACGCTCACCAGAGCCTGACTTCATAAGAGCAATCCACTCGTCCATAAACACAGCCATAGAGGGCTTTTGCTCATAGGCTGCAGAGTTATTGGCTAAAGCACGGTGTGCAGCGGTTTCCCACCAACGACCGGACTTAGCATCCCGTACTTCAGGATCACCAAGATCAGAGAGTGAAATAAGAGCAGAGCGGCGTACACCACCAACTACAACTACTTCAGCAATCTTACATACAATATCATGCACTTCGATTGGGCGAAGCTTACGTCCAGCTGCTGCCTTAAACGTAGCAGTAACAAAGCTCATTAAGTCTTGTAAAGGCGCAGGGCCAGAAGCCCGACCGCCCATAGTTTTAAGACGAGCACCTTCAGGGCGAATCTTAGAGAAGTCCCAAGCATGTGTGTTACCAAGATATAATTCAGCAATAAGTTTACGGAGGGCCTTAGCCCAACCTTCAGCGCTGTCTTCAATCGAAATGGTACGTTCACTTTGTGAAAAGGTGTCGTTAATGATAGGTAGTTTGTTTACATATTGGGCCTCGGCAGAAAAGCCGACACCAGTTCCTGACATCAGGATATATAGGATTTCGTCAAATACACGGATATGGTCTACTGCAGCAAAACTACAGTTATAACCACGGAACGGGTTTTGTGCAAGAGCGTCACCAGCTGCCCACATAGCTCTCATGCTAGGCATTACCTCACGGTTATAAACGGAGGTTGACAGTTGTTGAAACTCCTCATCAGTAATAACGTTATTACCAACTTGCTTTTTCCAAAAACCAATCAATCGGTCTACAGTCTCTTCCCAAGTTTCACGACGACCTTCGGCCTCTAGATAACGTGAGTAGCGTGACAAGTGGATGAATGATTCGTAAGCGTTCATTTTATTTAGTCCTTATTTTTTAGTTCGTTAACTTGTTTAATAAGCTTTTCCTTGCTTAACCTACGGTCAATATCAACACCATGCTCGTCTATAGCGTAAGTTTCTAATTCAAGCTTAGTCATGTCCTCAAAGTCGTCTTCATCATCACAATCGCAATTGCATGTGTACTCGTCACAGTCTTCACATTCACAGTCACAACCATTTAAACAACCATCTACAACGGGGAGATCTTCATACATCTCTTCAGCGTGATCGATACTGTGATCAACATCCCAATGGTCTCGCATAAACAGTAATTCTTCTTCAGACCAAGTCTTAGTTGCAGCTAGATATACGTCAAGTTGGTTTTTGTCTTTGATAACGACCTTAATAAAGCTTTCATAGTGTTTTAAAGCCCTTTTAAGTTCAGGTTTAAGTTCCATTAGTGTAGTGTCCTTTTAAAATGCGGGTTTAAAGTTTCAAGCGCATAGTGATATACTTTATCATTTCCTTCTGTATCTTCGTAATATTCTTCTAATGCACCCTCAACAAAGCATCGAAGGGAAGGGGGGATCTTATTCAGATCTGTCTTACCATCTATAGCCATGTTGAGGATAATACTCAGTAGTACTGCTTCTTCTTCCGTCATCTAAACCCTCATAAATTGACCAGTGTTTTGTCTTTCGGCTTGCTCTTCAAAGTCTGGACCTTTAGCTAGTCTGCCAGTAGGGAAGTCATAAAGTAGCGCTCCGGAAGGGCCAGTGAGACCTGTATAACGGCATTTAAGAACTTTTGTTTTGATTGTGTTTCTTTCGACATCATCATCACTCCCTACATTACGGGCAAAGGCAATAATGTCCATGCTAATTTGTTTGATAGAGCCAGATCCCCGGATGTCATCCATAGAGGGTAGCTTACCTTCTTCAAAGCTTTTTCCTTTGTTATCAGTCTTTCGTAGGTGACTAATGAGACCAATCCATACGTTATGTTTCTTAACAAGACGTAACAGATCATTCATTATCTTATCTATAGCCTCATTACCTGTAAGGCCTTCTGCACCTTCAGACGCAAGAATAGTAATGTGATCGACAAAGAGGTATTTAGCCCCACTAAGACACATATACTCCAAAAAGTCCATAATAGAACCGTCTGAAATAGACCCTTGGTGATCAAGAACAAGTACTCTATCGTCTCCAAAGATTTTGTCATAACCTTCTTTAAGCTCTTCAAGTGGTATCTCCTCTGCTGCAGGGTTTCTATTTAAGGCCATACCACTCATTTTACGAGCAGTCTCAGCTGGTGATTCCTCAAGGGATACGATACCGATTTTGTCTTCCGTTGCGTCTAGCAAGTGAACAGCAATCTCACGCAACAGGGTGGATTTGCCAGAACCTGTACCTGAAGTCCAGAGGGTAATTTCACCGAAGCGCATACCCTTTAGCTTATCATTTAGTCCTGTCATGGACTCAGGGTAAGGGATAGACTCAAGCTCATTATAGGTCTCTAGTTGCGTCCAGAGGTCTTCTTTGGTAAGAATACCTGCTGGGGTATAGTCCGTTGAGTCGTATATAGTTTTAAGAACCTTATCTGGGTCTTTAATCCATAGGTCTGACGCATCTTTCTCAGAAGACTTGGCTATCTTTACCTTATCATAGCCGATAATACGAGCGGCCTCCTTAGTAGCTGCTCTTCCAGCGTCATCATTATCCAACCAAAGGATTACTTCGTCAAAGTTTCTGATCCACTCACGCTCTTCAACTAGGTCTTTAATAGAAGAGGCTGAACGCAAAGATACAACAGGATAGAAGGTTTTATATCGTTTAAACCATGCAGATTGTACTGCCATAGCATCGAGTTCACCCTCTGTAATAACGAGTCGTTTTCCACCGTTGAATAGTTGTTGTCCAAACAAGCCCCCTCTAATTTTACCCGCAGAAGTAAATTCTTTAGGTAGTTTTCTTATCTTGTAACCAGCAAGGTTGTCCTCGTTATAATAGGGATAATAATGGCTGTCTATATTACCATCCATATCATAAGAGACTTTAACTCCGTAATGCTGAGAGACTTGTTTAAAGATGTTTCTTTCCTTGAACCCCCGGCTTGGGAATTCTTCTTTGATTTCTCTGAGACTTGGCCCATAAGAAACGGGTTCAAAGTCTGTGTTATTATTTGTCACAGTGATACCCTTTCTAGGTGCTGGTGTGCTCTTGCGGCAGCTAAAACAGAATTTAGAACCGTCTTCATATATTTGGCTTGGATCTGACCCTCCGCAATAATCGCAAGGTTGATCTTTAACTACTATCCGTCCCATAGCTATTGTTGTTCCGTATGAATTGCATAAGCCATAACTAGTTCGGATGTTTCCCTAAATAGGAAGTAAAGGAATATGGCTGCAACGAAATTGAAGCTTATAATATTAACTGCCCCTAGCAGCCCAAAGACTGCAGAGAACAGGCTCAATATAAACAACATCGTAGAAAGGTTTCTCATTGATATCTCCTCTTTACTAATCTAATATACTTGCGAGTCTTGTCTGTTATTGCTTCTTTAGGAACAAACCTAATCGCCGCAATTTGTCGATTATAGAATCTAGGTGTTGTGCCATCTTCTAAATATTCAGTCATAGACTCCGACACCATTTGGCAGTACGCCTCGGCATAGTAAAGTCCACCCTTAGTATTGTATACGTCTACAATCTCAAAGGAAAACTTATCATGACCATAAAGGGATATGTCTTTCTTTAGATGCTCGGAGGAACCTTTGTAGGTTCTCCAAGACATTTCTTTCCCATAGGTTTTTGACTTTCGTTTTCCACCATGAAAGAATTGCTTCTTACCCCAGTAAAATTGATTAGTAGACTTGTTATGTATACAATACAAGAACCCAAACGAGTTGGAGGGGTTAAACTTAAAGTTACAACTCCAATGACCTATTTCATCCTTTGATAGCATCTTCGTATACTTCTTTTCGGACTTTAAAGTGGTCATTAATAAACCTCCAAATGTGAATTAGCCGACCGTTGGCAATAAGATATTCGTAGCCTTTATCCCCATAAACATCGTTGTATGCTCTACAAACTGCAGAGCGCATTTCAATATGTGTTTTGGAACTAGCTAATATCTTTTTAGCCTTTACTGGGCCTACTTTCCACAGACCGGGAATGTTATCAACACTATCTCCTGTTAGTATTTGCTGCCAATAGAATCGTTCAGCATATTCTTCATCTATCTGATAAATAGACTTAGTACGGGGGTTGTAGTGACTCCCGGGAATACAATCCAAGTCTTTGTCAACAGATACAACAACACGGTTGATACCTGCCTTATCACACTCTAATGCCCATATCCGGACCAAATCATCAGCCTCACAATTGTCAGACACTACAGCACCGTCTAGTGTGCTTGTCCAAGACTTCAAGTCGCCAAACCATTCAGGTCTAGCATCTTTGGCTTTCTTCCGATTCCCTTTATAGTCAGGGAAAAGGTCTACTCGAAAGTTATCAGGGCCGCCAAGGGCCATGACATAGTCTTTTGTGAACAAGCTATTTAAAACGTCATCGAAGTGCTCCATGAACTTCTTCTTTGCTTCGTCTAGTGATTCAGACTTCCATATAGACATATATACAAGAACATCACCATCAATAATAGCAATAGTCATACTACTAATTCCTTTAAATTACCCCTAAAAGGGGCGGTTAAGTCATAAGGGGACCCTATTTTTTCTCCTTAAATTTATGGAAATTTACTTCTTTCCGTTTAAAGCTCTCTGCTCTAGTTTATTATAGTTTATTTTCATGATCTCAGACAGGTTACTACCCTCATGGCTTGCCATAATGGTGACGTACCAAAGAACATCACCTAGCTCGTCCAAGACTTGAGATCTTGTTCCCATTTGGATTGCATCTTCCACTTCTTCAGCTTCTTCCCGCAAGCCCTTTGCTAGGTCTTTGTGGTGCCTGTGACCGGGTTTAAAGAATTGTAAAGCGATGCTTTCATATAGGTTAGCTTGCATAGTATGCCCCTTCAGCCTTTGATAGAGACGCAATTATGTCTCTGAATTGTTGATGAGTAAGATTGATTAAATCATAACATTTTGTATCTTCGTTGAACTGTCTTAAAACAACATCAGTCTCGTCTAAAATAACCTCAACATCTGAATACAGCCCTGTTTGATCTAAAGTAGTTACTACCGTATAAGTGTCTTCATGTTCAACAGTAAACATTAATCTTCCTCTTTACAGTTACAATTTTCAAGGGCTTCTGCTAAACCTTCTGAGAAGCCCTCATCTTGGCCTATTTCTCTACCATCAGAATGGCCTACTTCATAACCTGATTCAAAACCATGATCACGACCTTCATCATAGCCTTCGTTAAAAATCTCATCAGATTGACCATTATACTCTTGGATAATGTTTTCCTCTAAGATAGTTAGCATATCACGAACTTGATCATTAATTTCGTGATTGTGTAATTTAACTGCTTCAAAGAAACG